TTTTTTCTGTGCGTTCCCAATTCAATATGACTACACCAAGACCGGCCTCAATAGCATCTCTACACCACTGGTCAATTACAACGTAGCTATTGTTCTGCGTCTGCATCTGAAACTGAATTATTTTTTCTAGAGCCTCCGGGTTATCTTCCGGACTGCGCCCAAAAATTCCAACTACTTTATCTGCACCAAAATAAACTTCTGTAAAAGAAGGCATCATCCATTCAACTATGTCCTTAACATCGCTGCTAGTAAACGTACTTTTTTCGCTAAGCTTAGGCATAGCTTTTTTGTAGTATTCGTCGTTTGAGTGAAGTAAGTTGTATCGCATTATTACAGCCTCGGCAATAGACTCTGAAAAGAATCGCTCGGCCTTCTGTGCGTCGATTATAAGCAGATCTAACAATTCATCATCGCTAATCTTAATCTTCTTTTTTCGCTCGTGTTCTTTTAAAAACTGCATACGCTTAGTCTCCTTCTACATACTGTAAATAGTTGGGATTTTATCATCATCAACTCCGGCATCAGAGAATTTCCGATACTTAAGTTCCCTCTCACCAGCATACATAGCCGCATATTGCAGCGCGTCGTGAACGTGTGAATATTGGTTTTTGTCTGGATATTCTTTGAATCGCTCGTCGCCTGCAACCGGCATCCTAATAAACTTGTAACCACCCAAGAAGCCTTTTCTTAGCTGTCTGCACTTGCGGGATAATTTAAAAAGCGGGATTCCGTCAGAGAGACGAATCAGGAAGCTCGCAACAGTTTCGCGCCTACGCAAAAAAGAATTGCTCGGGGCGGTATCAGCTTTGAAGCCAAATGAATTAATTGTCTCAATACAAGTGATTTCTGAATCAGCTTGAGAGCGTTGAGTACCTGCCGGGTCTCCAACAACATATATGCTACCGTCATCGAAAAACGGCTTATAGTGCATATTTATGTGTGGCATAACTACATCACGCATAAACTGTTTTATACCCATCTCCGTTGAGACGAGCTCGTCCAAAACATTTATTCCACCCCTGGGAGTGAATTGCACAAAAACGCAAGCTGGGGTTAAACCGAAGTCGAAGCCGATTACAATCGGCAAGTTCTGTAACTGATATATGTCCTCGACAGAGTGCAAATCGTCGTTGTACTCCGGATATACTACTTTGCCATCTAAAACAGAACCGTATTTACCCTCCACATAAACTTTTATCCACTCGCGGTTCTTGCCGGCTATCATATCGAGGTAGTAATCAAAACCTTTGCTAAGATTTCTTATGTTTTCTGCTTTTGGGTTGCCACGGTATCCGTTTTGAGTCTGAATCAACGCAGGCGGTTGTCGGAAGAATTCCCAATTTATTGGTGTTTCTTCTTCTGCGACACGGTAATACCAATGATCCTCGTCCATAGGGTTAGTATCCATAATGACTCCGCTCCAAGAAGCACCACCATCGTTAATATCGGGGTATCGTCCTACGCGCGATGTCAGGCCGTCTAACACCGCTTTCGGTACTTCTCTACATTCGTTTATCCATCCACCTGTCAATTCTAACGACAGAAGTTTCTTGACTTGATCCGGGCGGTCTAGTGCAATAAAAAGAATTTCGAGCTGCATCGTTGTTCCGTCTTCGAGCTTTTGCATCATAGATCCGCGAATAGGGCTATCATACACAATCGGGCAAACTGAGTCATCTACCCACGCTTGCCAAGTCTTTATTGTCGTCGTCTTGAGTTCGCCGTAAGTATTTCTGACTACTGCCCACCTGCTTTTTCTGATGCCTGCAGAATTCGGTCGCTGTCTGATTGCGCGCGATAGAATTTCCATACAGCACGCGACTGATTTTCCGGATCCTACCGGGCCCATTAAACCTCTAACGAAGGCATCGGACGCGTGAAATAGCGCCGGGGTTCTCTCAGCATTGTATATTCTCGGTTTTCTGCTCATACTGCCTTTCTCACTTGCACACGACAACACTTGCACACTTGCATACTTGCGCTTATGCTTTTGCTGCTTTTACTGACTTTACCGACTTTGCTGCTTTTGCTGCTCTCACTCTGATTTTACACTAAGATTTCCACTTTTACACTAAGATTTTTTTCGGCAGACTTCGGCAGACTTCGGCAGACTTCGGCAGACTTCGGCAGACTTCGGCAGACTTCGGCAGACTTTCAACTAATCTCAGACAGAAACTCTCAGACAGAAACTCTCTGAAACTCTCTGAAACTCTCTGAAACTCTCTGAAACTCTCTGAAACTCTCTGAAACTCTCTGAAACTCTCTGAAACTCTCTGAAACTCTCTGACAGAAACTCAGAGAAACTCAGAGAATTTCTGACAGATCCGATTTACTTCTAATCAACCTGCAACAATTCAGCCGGGAATTTTAAGCGCGCTTTTTTTTGTGCTGGAAGACTTCAGACATTCTTTTTATTATCAGAATCAGAGTCAGCAGCAGAATCAGAATCAGCAGCAATCGAGACTTTATCAACTTCAACGCACTCAGAATCTTTGCGTTCATTTTGTGCCGGAGCATTCATATTGAGAATCAAGCCAATGCCGCGGCCCTCGACTTCAACGCGATCCGTGAAAATATTCAAATATCGTCCGAGAAGCTCGAGCGCTTTAACTTTATCGTGCAATTTCACAGTTAAACCGTTTTGCGTTTGTGAGACACTCGCGATAACCTTCTTTGCGTCTTCTGATAACTTTCTCGAAGACTTCACTTTTGCTTTTGATGCACTGAAACTGATTACTTGAGTAATGTCAGAAAATGCGATATTTCTAAGCTCGTCGATTACGTCAGAAACTTTTAGCTTACTCTCTTCAGCAATTTCTAATCTTTTTTCGTCCAACGCTTTTTTTACATTATCATTTATTAGCAATCGTGCTGCTTGTATAGCGGCAGAATTCACGCTGTAACCTGCTCTGATAGCTGCTTGCGTTCCGTTGAAATCTACGCAATATTCGTCAACAAAACGTTGTCTTTTTGCAGACAATTTGTCGTATTCAGTTTTCTTTATATCTGTGCTCATACTCTTATGTTATCAGATATTTGATAATCACACAATAGATTTACGCTTTTGCGAAAAACTGGTGAAAATTGCGTTTTTTGCAACAAAAATTTGCATAAAAAAAGACCCGGTTGCGCCGGGATCTCAAAAAATGGAATGAAAATGAAAAAAGAAAAGAGAACATAAAAACATTATCATACTTAAAAAAACAAAGCAAGCATCAATCTTTTTGCGACATCTCTTGAGAGTTTCTCTCGTTTTCTAGTTTACTCAACTTCGCTGCTGGAGCAGTTTTCAAGTGTTATAAAAAATAATATAAAAAATAATAAAAAAGAGTTGACAAGTGTATATCAAATTGCTATACTTAAGATGTGAGCGAGATAAATAATATCTCAATCGCGCCGGGCCACCGGGTGACAAGGTGGTGGAGCTTTGATGCCGCGTCTCGAGGGCGCGGGGAACAATCATAGGATTGGGGAAAAAAGCGAGGGATGCAGGGAAAAAACCAACGGGCGACTACTCCGAGGTCAAATCCGCATCATAGTAACGGCTGCAATGCCGAGGCTCTTTTAAGAGCCGCTAATCGCGCGCTGTGTGGTGCGCCTGATGAGCCCAAAAGGGCGAAATTAGCAAATAAAAAGCAGGAGAACAAAAATTATGAAATTTAATGAAATCAAAAAAGAGCTCGAATCAAAAGGAATTGAAGTTAGAAAGATACGCGCGACATTAAACGGCGCGCAGGCTTACCGGGTTATCGGATCCGAACACAACCCCGCTGCCATCTGGACATCGGCAGACATAAGAGAATCGTATCAACGCGGTGAGTTCGCTTAAGATAAGCAGTCCAAACCGGGCAGTCGCAAAACTGCCCACATAAACAATCAGGAGAACAAAAATGCAAAATCTCACTAATAATGAATTAATTAAAAAACTCAGGGAGGCCGAAGACTTTGACTCAACACTGGTAATCTGTGCTTTAATCTGTGAGCGCGCAGGTCTAGCAGAGAGGTGGGCGCGCGCTGCCGGATTCGCTGTTGGGGCGCCGTCTTCCGACTTTGACAGTGTTTTATGTCTCGCTATCGAGAGACTGACCGCATAAAAAAAAACATAAAATCAGGAGAACAAAAAAATGAAAGAAAACGAAATAACAATCTTAGCAATTCGAGACATTTTAGCAAGCAAAGGCATTGGGCTTGTGCATATCCGCAAAACCGCATTAAACGGCTCGGGTGTCTACCAAATTCGAGGCATTGAGCATATAACTTCTTACGCACTTTGGACAGAGTCCGAAGTGCGTGCGGCTTTTGAGAGGGGGGAATTCGTTTAATAGTTCTTGCGATCCGGGCAGCGTCAAGCTGCCCACACACAAAAAAAAGGAGAGAAATTATGACAAACGAATACAGAGATTACGAAACCGTTGGATTGATTTTGCTAGAAGATAGCTTAGACTATCACGACCCCGACTTGGTTGCTGAAATATGCGATCGCGCCGGTTTGTCGGATGCTTATGCGGCAGCTCACGGCGACAGTTCGGCAGACCCCGGCGAAACTTTCGAGAGTGTATATTACCGCGCTCTTGAGATACTCGAAAACGAAGAAGGTTTATAATTCCCGGATCCGGGCATATCGTTAAGCTGCCTAACAATAAAAAAAGGGGAATAAATTATGAAAAATAGTGCCTATTTTGATAGATTTGACAGAAGAGTTAAACCCGGAACAAAGGTTTTACTCGGATACTGGGGATGGCGTGTTGTTGAGTCTGTGCACGAAACTCGGAATTGGGTAAAAATCGTTGGATTGGTGGGAAGCTTTCGGCGCGGGGACATGCTGAAATTCACTAATAAGTGAGTCCTCGATTTATGAAAAAACTATTCGGGATTGAAAAAAAGCTAATTAATCCAATGTTTACTAAGTGCTATAATGCAGACTTAGAATATATCGGCGAAAGCAAAATAAAATGCTGGTTTAACGAATGGCGCCTGTGGCGTAAGTATGCAACGGAAAAGCAGCGTGACGAGGCACTTAAAGCATTGAGCAGCAACAGATTTATGTGGGAATATCGGAAAATCAATTTATAAAGGAGTTTTTATGGAATTTTCTGAAATGCAAAAGCAGGCCTATAAAACGGCGTGTCTGAAAGGTTGGCACGACAAGCCGGTTACTTTCGGAGAGTTGATAGCTCTGGTACACTCGGAGCTGTCAGAAGCACTGGAAGAGCACAGAACAGGACACAAGGAAAGCGAAACATACTATCGCTCCGATGGGAAACCAGAGGGTATTCCGTCAGAATTGGCAGACGTGGTAATTCGGCTTTTAGACATCTGCGGCCATCTCAACATCGATCTTGAAACAGCGATAATTGAAAAAATGCGGTTTAACGAAAGTCGACCGTATAGACACGGAGGGAAAAAACTATGATAGAGCTTGAAAAACAGCAAAACAGCAACACAAAAGGGAAAAGAGAGCTTGAACTCGAGAACGAAATCTTGCGAAATCTCTTAGACAAAGCAAGTCAAGCTCTGGCTTGTTTCGTTGAGTTGCGCGGTATGACTGCCTCAGAACTGAAATCAGCGCATAACGGGATCTGTATTCTGTTGAGTGCTACAAAAATGCTTGACGCTATAAAAGCCGAAGTGGGGGAGGGGGACTGAAAATGGCAAAAAAGCCCGCGCTGATTATATCAGAAGCCTTAACGCATAACAAAAATCTGCCCGAAACTTGCGGCGAATGTAGGTTTTGGGCAGAGTATAGTTGTGTCTTAAAACCGATATTGAGGTGCAAGCGTAATAAGCTGTCGCGCGGTTGCCCGCTTTGCACGATAGAAGATTGAAAAAGGAGAAAAATACATGGAAAACAAAATAATCTTAATGGATTCACCAGAAGCCGCAACAGAAACAACGATAACTGCGTGGAAAAGTGCAAGCGGACACATTTATACGAACGAACACGTGGCTAGATATGAGGGTTGCACGCATAGGAAGTGTGAATATTGTGGCGAACCTTGCTTAAAACGTTGGTCTGCCTGCGAATCTTGCCGAGCTAAAAGAAAAAAAGAAGCATTTATGGCTTTACCGGTTGTCGAATGGAACGGCAAAGACCCGATTTGCCTTTACAACACAGACCAATATTTTTTTGAATATGACGACTTGAAGGATTATTGCGAAGAAAACGAAGTCGACGAAAAAGATTTAATGCTTGTTCTCTGCGAGCCAGTGGAATTAAGAACGCTAGACTACGATTTCTTTGAAGACTGTCTTGCGGACGAACAAGAATTGCCCGAAGAAATTCAAAAAGCAATAGATGAGTTTAACGCAAAGATTGTTGCGTATTCATGTGTGATTTCGTGGGTGCCGGCAAAAAAAAGAATTAAACTTTAAGGAGAAAAATATGAGCAAAACACCAAGAACAGACCAAGCCGCTTTCGAGGCGAATTTTAGCGGCACCGTTTTTAAAGTCGTAGACGCTTATTTTGCGCGACAGCTTGAAACAGAGCTTGCCACCGCGAAGGCAAAATTAAGGGAGCTAAGGAAAAAAATAAATGAGAAAAAAGAAAATGAAAAACTTTCGATTGTCAGATAACACAATCGGAAAGCTAGAAAAGCTGTGTGAACTGCACGGCACATCACAAACGGAAACCGTGGCGCGTGCAATCGAT